ACTTCAGCGTCAACTAAAGCTTGTGCTTCTGCCTTTGTCTTTTCAACACCGTTCTTTTCAGCTAACCACAAAGCGCCTTTTTCGTTGTTACCAACTACCCAGACGTCTGCAGGATAACCTCTAAGAAAGAACGCTCTTCTGTCTTCAGCAGTAAAGAATCCTTTTCCAGTGTTTGTTGCAGTACCATATATAAATAGTGCCATATTTCCTCCTTTTAATATTTGTATACCATAGTTTTTAACTTGTTGTAATAGTTTTTACGTTTGCAGCTGTTGATGCAGCAGTATATTCTTCTGTTGAAGCTAAATATGGTGGGTGTCCACCTACGGCAAAAGCTGCAGCAGAAGTAGTGCCCTTACCGCCTCTTTGACCTGCCGTTGCTAAACTAGCGTTTGTTACAAAAGTTGTCCCATCATAAGTTTCAGATACTGCTGCTGCTGGATAAGGTGATCCACCACCTCCCACAAGTGCATCGGTTACAGTTCCAGAAGCAAAGTGTTGTCCAGCATGGTTATTATTCATATTATTGTTTGCAGTCCAAGCTGAACCATTATAATCATATGAAGTATTACTTCTTGCTCCTGCTGGATCACTTGGTGAAGTTCCTCCAAATAAAACAGCCGATGTTTCATTGCCTACTCCATCCATATAGTTTCCACCAAATGGTGCTGTTCCACCTGAAGTCCAATTAGTACCATCGTATTCAAGAGAAGTAGTAGGATATGATACAGGAGGTGAATTTAATCCTCCAGTAACAATTAATGAAGTTTGTGTTCCTGCACCCACTTTTCTATATCTAGTTTCAGGTGATGCTGTAACAGTTGTCCAAGAGCTACCATCATATTCTTCAGTTACATTATAGTCAGGTGGACCAGCTCGACCCATAGAAATAACACCTGCTGTTTCTGTTCCACCTCCAGCGCCATTATATCTTCCAGTATTTAAATTACTTCCCTCACTCCAAGTTGTTCCATTATAAGTTTCTGAGTTTGCTGTAGTGGGTGGTGACCCAGGTATATGTCCTCCACAAGCTACTTGTGACTCTTTACCTGTACCAAAATATTGACCACCATATCTACCTGTACCCATAGTACCACCTGCTGCAAATGCTGCAGGTGTGGTTACTGTTGTTGCAGATGTAAATTCTTCTGTTATTGCAGTTACACCTGGTAATGAACCACCCATAGCTATAGCTGCTGTATTTCCTGTTTCAACTCTTGTTGAACTTAGTTGTCTTCTTGCAGTTGCAAGATCAGCTGTTTCTGACCAACTTGTTCCATCGTATTGTTCTGTAAGTGCTCTTACACCTGGGCCAGAAAGATATCTACCCCCAAAACCTATGGCTGCTGTTTGAATACCTGATCCACCTAATTGTCCTCTTGCACTATTCATTGCTGGTCCTGTTGTCCAATTAGTTCCATCATATAATTCTGTATTAGCGTAAACAGTAGGGCCAGGGCCTTGTCCACCAAAAATCATACCTGCTGTTAAAGTTCCCGCAGTTCCAACATCTCCTCTGTGTTGAGATTGATTATTTCCTTCACTCCAACTTGTACCATTATACTCTTCAGTGTCAGTTGTTGTGCCAGGAAATCTACTTGAATAAACTGCAGCTGTTTGAATACCAAATCCTCCTTGAGAATATCCTGCGGTATTTAAAGCTCCGCCAGCAGTCCAACTACTTCCATCATATTCTTCTGTTCCACTTTGAGGAGTTGTAGTGATTCCTCCAAAAATTAAACCTGCTGTCTGTGTTCCAGCAGAACCCCCTTCATACCTTGCAGTTCCTACATCACCGCCAGCCGACCATCCTGAACCATTATATTCTTCTGTTGATGCAATTGGATGAGGAGCACCCGCTGCAGCAAAAGCCGCTTCAGTTGTTCCACCACCAAAACGATATGCTTTAGCGTTAACCATCGAACCACCACTTGCCCATGCTGTTGATTTAACAATAGATTTAAAAGAATCTGATGTTGAATTGTAAAAAATTTCTCCAGCTTGATTATCTTCGGATAAATCTGCTGATATATCTCTAATTGCTTTACCATGTATTTCTCTATAAGTTGCCATAATTAACTCGTTGTTACCGTTTCTGTTCCTAGTGCTGCTCCTGTAAATTCTTCTGTAGCATTTGTGACTGTGGAATCAGAACCACCAAAAACTATTCCTACAGTAGATGTTCCACCACCTGCAACTTGTCCTCTTTTTGTTGCAACAGCGGTGCTATTAGTCCAAGAGCTTCCATCATATAATTCTGTATTTGTTACAGCTACGTTAGGTGGAGAATTTCTACCAGTCATTGCAATAGCAGCTGTTTGAGTTCCACCTCCACCAAGTCCAAATCTACTAGTATTTAACGCACCGCCAGCAGTCCAAGATGTTCCATCATATTCTTCTGTTGACGTAGTGCTTGTATTAACTGGAATAATATTACCACCAAAAGCTAAAGATGCACTTTGTGGTGCTTGATTAGCGGAAGCTAATTCTGCTCTAGGTGTGCTCATATTATTTTGTTCTGAATAAGAACTTCCATTATATTCCTCTGTATCTGCAGTTACAGTTGGATAAGCAGTGTATCCTCCAAATATTAAACCTGCTGTTTCTACACCAGAGGCGCCCATTAAATTTCTTGCAGTTCCTAAAGTTCCTGAACCTGAGCCCCATGAAGAACCATTATAGTCTTGTGTTGTATTTACACTAGAAGTTGTTGGTTGCAAATAACCGCCAGCTCCAACTCCTGCTGTTTGAGTCCCTATTGCACCTGCACCATAAATGACAGATGGATAGTTTGGACTATTTGTCCATGAAGTTCCATCATATTCTTCAGAGGCATTTGTTGATGGACCAACATATCCTCCCCATCCTAAAGATGCGGTTTGAGTTCCTAAACCAGACAATAATCTTCTAGCGGTGTTCATATTACCACCAGATGCCCAACTAGCAGCTTGAGTTAAATGCACTTTTAAAGATCCTGAAGTAGAGTTATACCACATTTGACCTTCTATTGGATTTGAAGGATCAGAAGTAACTTTTTTAATCTTCTGACCTACTATGGATCTATAAGTAGCCATTGATCTCCTTAATTATTCTTTAAGAGCCAACCTTGTGTGCTGTCTACATAGACTAAAGTATTTGCTGCTCTTTCTGTTGATACTGTTAAAGGATCTGTTGATCCTGCAATTTTTTCTGAACCGTTCTGATCAATTGTTAAGGCGTTAGTATCAAATGTTCCTGCATAATCTATAAATGATACTTCATCACCAATACTACCTGCAGGTAAATCCATTTCTATTGCACCAGCTGTTGTATTAATAAAATAACCTTCACCAGCCACTGCTGTAAATGTAGAAGTTTTAACTGCTTGCCATGATGTACCACCAGATACTTCAGAAAAAGATAGTTGTCCGACACCCGTTGTGCCTGAACCAGTGACACTTGTAACTTTTAAAAATCTATCTGCTGTAACATTTCCAGTGGGAAATTTAAGTTCATACGACTGACCAGAGCTATGTGGAGGTGATGTAAGCTTAATCCCGTGGGAGTTATTTTCACAGTTAAGCTGAATTGAACCTGGATTATCCGCACCCATTGCTTCAATACGACCTGTTCCTTTAGGTCTTAAACGTAAGTTGATATTTGAATCATCTCCAACTGCACCAATCTGTGCACCAGCACCTGTTGCAGCATTTGTAATATCAATATGGTTTACTGCAGAACTAGTTGTTTCAAAAATTAATTGTTCTGCCCCATTTTCATCTCTGATACCGTGAGCATCATCAAAGTCTATCATGAAAGAATTAGTATCTAAATTACCACCTAATTGTGGTGAAGTATCATCAACTACATCACTAGCTAATGATATTGTAGAAATATTTGGATTAGTTCCATCATCTGCTTTTGCATATGCAATTACTGTTTTACCACTTGCGACTGCAGCTGAAGTTCCTGTACCGCTAACATATTTAAATGTTACAGTTTGTGAACCTGATGTAGAATTTTTTAAAAAATAAAAGTTTTGAACATCTAAAGGTATTGTAACGTTTCTTGCTCCTGTAAGTGAGCCTGTAAATTCTATTACTCTATGTGAAAGAGTTGCACCAGTAGAACCGTCTGATACTGAAAGAGTTGTGTCCCCTGAATCAGAGACAGCTTGAGTTGTATAACCACCAGATATTTGTTCGATGATTTGTAAATTTGTATTAGTTTTTGTCCCCCATGTACCGGCGTTTTCACCAGTTGCTTGAAGTTCGACCCCTAGGGGTGTATATGTTGATGCCATAAATAAATTCTCCTACGCTGCTACATCGTTATAACTTGTATTTGATCCAGTTGCAACATCCGAATATGATGAATTCGAACCCGTTGAAACATTACTATATGACGTATTTGAACCAGTGTCAACATCGCCATAAGCAAATATATCTACAACTCCTACACTAAACGAAGCTGATAAACCATCAAATCCTACTGCAATGTCTGTTACTGAAACTGATCCAACACTAGCACTAAATGATACACCAGTTAATCCTAATGTCATATCATTAGGATCTAAAGTTCCAACGCTGGTTGTTGCAGATAAGCCAGTAGGTAAAGCTACAGCTCCACCTAAACCAACTATAGATCCTAATTGAGATTCAAATTGTTGCCCTGATAATACAGCTGCATTGTTTGGTACAACCACTGTTCCCAAAGATGCAGACATTGAAAATCCTGTGAGATCAACTTGGTTGCTAGAAAACGCTATTGCAGTTCCTTGTGATGCAGTAAAAGATAGACCAGATAATATTGCTGTTGCATTTGGTAATGTTACAGTTCCTTGACTTAAAGTTGCTTCTTGACCAGTTAAACCAACAGACATGTCAGCAACAACAGGAACACCTAATGCAAAAGACGCAGAAACACCCGACATTGAAACATTAGCATCTGCTTCAACTGTTAACGACCCAACATTAAACGATGCAGAAACTCCTGATGGTTCTACAACTGCAGAACCAATTCCTGATAAAGAACCTGCGCTAGCTGAAAATTCTACACCACTAATATCAAAGTTGGGACTTAAACCAATTGTAACTGCAAACTCACCCCAAGCACCTTGACCGTAAGTATTATTACCCCAGCCCTCTATACCCATGCTAGAGGATATTTCAAAACCTGTTAATGAAACAGTTACGTCGTTAAGATCTCCCCAAGACTGTTCATTCCAAGTTTTGGCTCCCCAACCTGCTCCAAACTTTTGATTTTCGTTCCAATTAGCTTGGCCCCAGGTGAACCTGCCCCATCCTGAAGATACCGACATGGTCGGCCTCCTATGCTAATCTAATGATTGCTGCTGTAGCGTTTGCTGTAGGGAACTCAATTTTAAAAGTCCCATTACTTGCTGTTTTGTCACCACCAAATGCAATTGCACATACGGCGTTAGTTGTGCCTGAACCACCGTCTGTTGTTGTGTTATATATTAATGCACCGTTAGCAGTGAAAGAAGCAGAAGAATAAGTTACATCGGAAAAATCTGTGAATGCAGTTGTTGAAGATAGTGAAACTCCTGAGTTCGTAAGAGTTGCTCCACCTGCAGTATATGCAGTACCAGATGTGTTTGTAATTTCTTCTGATGTTGAATAGCCTGTTGTAGAAGCACCTAAAGTTGCATCACTATCAAATAACGCAATCTTAAAAGTGTGTCCACCTGAAGATTCAAAACTGTGTTTACCTTGTAAAAGTTCTTGTTTAAAACTAGAACATATCGCTGATGTTATTGCCATAATTTAATCTCCTACGGGTTTGCTGAGTTTATTGGTATACGAACAGCGCCATCAGTGTAGTCATCTCTTCGTCTTCTGCCAACTTGCTCATTAGCAAACTTCTGTACTTCTTGTTTATATTTATTTTCGTATAAAGTCAACATATCTATAGGGCCTTTTAAAAAGCCGTATGCCTCTGATAAACAGCAATATAATAGCCCATTCGAAAAATTCATACTAATATAATTAACATTATCACCCTCTAAAAGATCAGGCATTTTATTGTAGTGAACTCTAAATTTATAAGTAGTATTTGGCACCGGTGAAAAAGCTATACGCCCTGATGTTGTATCAGATTCTCCTGTACCTCCACCATACATTGCATAATATTTAGGTCTACCTTGAGCTGCAGATGTTCCTGTTACATCTTGATATTCTTGTAAGTACGTATAATCTTTTTTCTCCAACCAAACATTAGCTCCTGTAATAACTGAACTTGAATCATATACTTGTATACCTCTAATAAATAAAGATCCTGCTGGTGCATTAATAGATTCTTGACCGGCAACTAAATTACCAGTTTGTTGTTTTCTATCTGCATCAATAGGCACATCTCTAAATATTCTATACTGAGCATTAAGTATTATATTTTCTAAAACAGAATCTGATAAGACATTTGAATCTGTTTCAGTATAACTTTTAATTTGAGTTTTTAATCCTGATGCACTTAATCCTGCCATTAATTCTCTCCTACAATAGCTATGCAGTCTGGACAGCTTTTTCTATATCTTAAATGACTACCACAATGCTCTGATTTTTCTTCAACATGCACAGGAATTTCTGGTTCTGGTGTATGTAAATATAATTCTTCGTGTGGATCCATTTCTTTTTTAGGTGTGAACAAACCTTTAATTAAATTTATAATATGTTGTATCATGCGCTTACTGTGACTGGCCCTGCTGAAGCTATGTCACCTCCTCCTTCCAATGTTACTGAAGCCGTAACTCCAGAATTAAAAGTATAATTATTATCATCAACTTTAGTAATTGTATACCCCCCTGATGCATTTATTGTTGCAGCAGGTAAATTTGCAACATTAGAAGCGTCTCTAAATCTAACAGTGTCACTAGTTGATCTACCATGATCTGGCTCATTTACCGAAACAGTTGTTGATGCATTAGTGATAGTAAAAGCGTTTGAAGGTAAAAGATTAGGAACTGCTGTTTCTATTCTATCAGGTCTAACATTACGTAAAGATATTGCATCACCATTCATAGGCTTTGGTTCTAATTGTGGTTGCTTTGGTTCAAATTCAGTTACATGCACAAAAGAGCCATTCCATTCTCTAACCATTTCTCTATATGGAAACTCCATACCAGATCTATCTGATATTGCTTTTGCGTATTTACCTGTTGCGTATTTTGCCATTATGTTCCTGGATAATAAGCTTTAGGCGTAATGTATGTGCTTGAAGCTGATCCATCCTCCGCTAGTGCTCTTGCTAATTCATCTTCGTAAGCTAATTTCATAGCTTGCATAAGTTGTGGTTGATATTTTTGTGATAAATAATACGCTAATCCAGATATCATACATGGTACAAATCTAAATGGCACGTCTGTTGCATTAGTATAATCGCCAACATCTTGAATTCTTTTTATATAATAGATATGCATATCTTTAGATGCGTTTGTAGAATCTGGTGTTGGGTAAATATGTATTCTAACTTTATCTATAAACCTCTCCACCCAATATTGATTAGGTGTTCCTTTAGATAATTTATTAGAAAAACCTGCATAAGTAGATCTATCCACTTTTGTCATGGGTGAATCTGATTGTGTTGTTTGAGTTCTATTGGACCTTAGTTGCGCTTCAAGGACGTCGGATATTCCATAAACGTTTGCTGGTGTAGAAACAGCACTTGTCCCATCATCACTTGATCTAAAAAAATCATAGTCTGACTGTCCTTCAATCAAATCAATATTAAGGTCTGCTATTTCCCAATAGTGAATACCTCTATTACCCCATTCTTGAAATAAGATATTAAGAGATCTTCTTGCAGATTTAAGTTGATAACCTGCAACGTTTTGTAATCCAAGACGTTCGAACGCGTCTTCTACTATTTCATCAATAGCAAAAGTTTTGTCGAACGTTGTTGTTCCCGAAGTAGTATTAGCCATTTAAACTCCTACGATTCGTAAACTTTAATCCATTCACAAACAACTGTTCCACTATCTCCGTTAGTGCACGCTGGTAAAGTTATGTTAACATCACCGGTAAAGTTAGTAGCTTCAGTATTTTTTAAACCACCAAAACTAGAATAGTCATATTCCATTTCACCATTCATTGTTAAAAACACCACGTTTGTCCCTGAATTATCCCAGTCCATACGTAAAGCATCTACTGGAGCAGTTACTGAAACATTAAAACTAACTTTGTTTAATCTTACAGTTTTGCAAGTTTTACCATTGTTTGTTGCTAATTCAGAAACATCAACTATTTTAGTTGTGCTTCCATCACCATCAGAAACTACGTTGTAGTGAGTGATTAATTTTTTTGCTCCGTCAAATACAGTTGTATTTAATACTGTGTCTGCCATGTTTTGTCCTCCTTTTAAAGAGCGCCTGCATCACCAGGCGCTCCGAGTTTGTTTATTTATTACGATGCAAATGCAAATGCACCAGTAGTAGCGTCTG